TACTAAAGTGGATTGGTCATGATTCACGGGCCACGCATCAAGCACCCCACTATCCCATAACAACTCGGAGGTGTTATCAGTGCCCAAATAAGCTTTAAACCGCACCGTCCCGGTCACTGATAAATTATGATTAACCAACGCCACCGCGCTTAACTTGCGGATTTTTGGCAGTAACGCGGTGAGTGTAAATGACGTCGCGGACGTGGTTCGGGCGACTTGGGCATATTGTCGGGTTTGCAGGTTCACTAGCGGCAACGTGGTTTCCCAAGATGCGCCGGAACTGGCCAGGGTTGCTGTATCTACCCGATTAGGCCATGCTAAAGTAATGTCCATCAGCCAAACGCCCTTATAGTAATAGTGTCTTTTTTGGCATCCAGTTCGTAACCAATAATGAGCATCTTGCGTCCAGCGTCATAACCTAACCGTGATTTTTTAACTAACGCAGTTTGCGAAATTTGGAAAGCCGGCAATACCGCGCGGTCACATAATATAGACACCACATCGCGGCGCACCTTGCCGACATTAACTAACCGTTCAGACGCCGCTAACGCGCTCCAACGGTAGCGGCCATAACTTTCGGCCGTCACTTTTTTTGCCAATAAGTGCCGCGTTTGCGTCGCAGCATCAATAGTTTCAACATCGCGATATTGATTGGCCAGGCGTTCGCGCCCCGCCACCGTCACACTGCCAGCAACGGTAGTTTGTAACGTTTCAATGCGGTCATAGCGCATTTTGCAGCCATAAACCCGCATACCGCTCTCGGCCATGCCGGTGGCTTCGCGAGTTATGCTGATAATCATCCAATCTTCAATGATTAAATTAGCTGTGGTTGCGGGGGTGTTTAACAGGACGAAATAAAGTTTCGCATCGTCGAACCAGTAATAACCAATAAAGCTTTTTACGACTCTGTTAAATAGCTCTTGGGTCGTCACATCGCCATCTAAATATAGCCCAACGCTTCCTGCGGCATTAAATGCCGTGACACTGGCAGAATCGACGGTCACGCCCACTTCGGTTGCAATTTTTTGCATGACCGCGCCCGCTTTATCCACCACGCCACTGGTGACGGATAGACAATCGCAGGTCACCACGCCAGCCGGACTTGCCGCCAAGCGCACAAAGCCTTGGTATGATCCCCACACCGCCGCCGTTGTTGAGCTTTGCAATTGCCCCGATCCGCTGCCAGAGCCGCTATAAAAATTCACCACCTCAACCGCTGAGTTGTCAGTCACAGCACCAATCAAGGCCGATGACAACTCAATGTTACCGCCCGATAACCCCGTCAGCACTGTATATAACGTGCGATGGCTATCAAAAATCACAACAGCACCAACGGGGATATCGCCAGTACCAGTATCAACAGCAATCACCGTTGCACCTATGGCATGGCTACCATTGACGCGATAATTCACCAACCGGACGCCCTCGTCATAAACTGCCGTGATGATGGCGTCGGCATTGTTCGACGCTTGATAAATGAGTTTCGAGGTATTAACCGGCACGGGCGATATGTTGCGGCAATCCCCATAAACGCGGGGTTTGGCTTTGCCCTCAATATCATCCGCCGTCCCTTCCAATCCCAATGGCAAAGCATTTGAGCCGTCATAAACTGCACCCAAGGGATGCGTTGTGGCCAGCGATTCAGTAAAGGCTTTCAAAGCAAAAAACAACGAATTGCCGCGCTCCTGCATCCTGCCGACCGTGCCTTGAAAATAAACCGTCGTGGTTGCACCATTGACAAATGACAGGGTGGCGGCCCTACCATCCAACGCATAATCCGCCAAAAAATCCAGCTGGCCATCAATATTTGCCAGCTCCACTTCGCCAATGCTGGATTGCCCAAAAATCGGCAATACCCCGCCATCATTGGCCGACACATTAATCAATGACGGTTGCAATAAACGAATTTGGTAAAAATTATCAGAGGCATCAATATACTCGCCGTTAGAAAAATACAACGTAGTCGCAACGTCACTGGCATTTAACGCGGCAATAGTAAAAATCCAAAAGGGTTTCATCAGCTTAACTCCCGAACACGCATCCGTGTTTCAATGCCATCCAAGCTTTCGACCTGGTCCGCACCTTGCTCGATCAATTTGTTAAACCCAGCCTGAAGGACTTGGATCGTCTTTTCCATCGCTTTGGTTTGCTTAACCAACTCGGCATTTTGTTTTTCCAGCTGCTTGATAACTTCCTTGTCATTACCGGAACCCGTGTTGGGATTAGCTTTTGCTTGCGGCTCGTCTAACCAGCTTGGTCGCGCTATGGCGACCTCAATACGTTGGGGTTGGGTGGGTAAAACAGTAGGTGATTTATCTTGTTCGGCCGCCTCAACTTGGGTGGCAAACTGGCTACCTGAGGCCATGACAGACTGATACCAATTAGCAAAAACGCTCGCCGCTTGCTCGTTATAAGCCGTCGATTGTTCGGCAGTCAAAACCCGCTCACCTTGATGCAATTCCGCCACGTAACCATCGAATGGCACTCGATCTAAACCCGCGCGGTGTGAGCCGTCAACAACCGACTGATGCCAGTTGGTCAACGCCAAATTGCTGGTCGTTTGACTGCTGGTATCGCCCGCCATCTGCAATGTTGACGCCTGCTGGTTATTGACGGATTTGCTCACCTTATTAATAAGGTGAGCAACCTGAGGATCAGTGTTGGTGGTTTGTTGGTTGTGCGCCGCCGCCCCGCCCACATTGGCCACTGTTTGGTTGTTGATGGTTTGCTGGTTGTAGGCGGCAGACTCGGGTGCGGTTAAAACTCGCTCACCCTGATGCAATTCCGCCACGTAACCATCGAATGGCACTCGATCTAAACCCGCGCGGTGAGAGCCATCAATTTTTGTATAATCCTTTTTCGGGTCATAGACGCCATTTTTGAAAGGGTTTTTTAAATGTGCCATCAGGCTAGACAGCTCACTAACCCCCGCCCCAATGCTGGAAAAATTAATGGCTTTTATTTGGCTGGCCCAGTCTTTATTGCTTAGCTGATCGGCTAAATAATCGGCGGCATCATTGGCATACAGCCTCACCAATGGGTCAATATTATCGCCTTTCACGGTTTGGGATTTATCAGCAAACCGATACATAGCTTGCCCTGGGTCATCACCAGCCCCCGCGCTAATCTTAACAAAAACTTCCGGCAGTGCGCCGCCAACAATGCTTTGGATTAAGTTGCCGATGGCACCAAACTGCCCCCTGACTTGATAAAAATTGCCATCCCTTAGCGAATCCTTAACTCCTTGGCTACTGCCCTGATACACCTCGCCGCTGGTTATTGCGCCCGTTTGGGCGTTAATCATCGCCTCGGCACTAAAGGCGTTTTTGCTGGTTTTATTACTCCACCCCAGTTTTGATTCTATTTTTTGCGCCGTCTCGCCCCTGGCTTGCGCCGCCGCTGAAATCGGTTTTTCGTAATTTGTTTTTCGCCCTGCTTCAATGTTGCTAAACGCCGCTTTATTGGCGGCCTCTTTCGCGGCATTTTGTTGGGCTTGTTGAAATTCTTTTAATGTCGATATCGCAATGCCGACCGCATTAACCGCCGTTTCAACATCCATTACCGCCGTTTTAATAAGGCCCAACTCAGTGACTTGCTTGGTCAACGTATCCAGTTGCAATTGCGCGGTATCCGCTTTAGTTTTGCTGCTGCCAATTGCCGAAGCCAACAAAGCTTGGGCATCGGTAAAATCTTTAATATATGCCACTCCGCTGGCGTTATAACCCCGCGATGCCTCCAAATATTTCGCTATCACGCTTTGCAAATTGCCCAAGGCCGTTTCTTTTTCCGCCACCGTGCCGGTCGCCAACGTTTGTTTGATTTCCAAAAACGCATTCTTAGACGCGGCATATTTTTGCTCAGGCGTTGCAGTCGATTGGTTGCCCGTGAGCAGTGAGTCTTTATACGCTGTGAGCTGATCGACAAAGCCGCGATACGTATCAATTTGTCGCTGTAACAAACCCGCCGCCGTGTCATACGCACTGACGATGTTGTCCTGGTACGATTTCAACCCGCTTTCCAGCGATTGGTAGTAGGTATCAGCCGCAGATGCCAGTTGCAATAGAATGGAATAGCGCTCACGGTCTTTGGCATTGTTTAAATCCAACGCTTCCAGCAAATCCCGATAACCCGCGCGGGTGTCCGGCAAAGCCAAATAGACGGAACCCAGCTGGGAAGACAAAACCCCTTGGAGCCGTGTTTGCTTCTCTGTGTCACTGTAAAACTTATCGTAATAATCTGAAAACTGTTGTTGAAACTCTTTTAGACCACCCGCCGCCGTCACTAGCGCATCACTGATCGCTATGGCATCCGCGCCCATTGAAATACCGGATTGGTTTAGCGCATCACGGACTAGGGCAATTTCAGTAACAATTCGCACCGTCGTTTCCAGCATCCCTTCACCGATTTGCTGATATTTGCCCACCGTGTCGCCGAAAACATCCACCGCCATTTTGTCCAGAGCCGTTGAAATGACAGCATTCAACTTTTTGCTGGCATCTTCGGCATTGAGTCCCGTCAAATCAATTTTTAATGCGGGAATCACATAACTCTTAACTTTTTGATCCAGATCATTGCCCAACGCTTGCGCTAATTGCAAAGACACATCGCCAGCCGAGACAAACACATCGCTGATCGCCGTTTCCACCTCAGTTGACAGCTTGGTTTGGATGGTGTCATAGCGTGTCGAATCACTAAACATATCCCATTGACGGGTTTTAACGACATTGTATTGGCTGGCAGTAAAGCCGCCCATTTGAATATCAGCGACGGATTGGGCAGGGGTTTGAATGCCGCGCTCAACAACCTTACGATAGCCGCCCGTAAATAGCGCGCTAATCCCTGAAAATAACAGCCCCGCCAACATACCAATCGGCCCGGCAATCGAACCCAAGCCAAGGCCGGATAAAATTCCCGCTGATGCGGTAGTCGCGCCTGTCACTGCCGCGCCCGACAACCCCGCAATCGCCGCCGTAGTGCCGACACTAATTGCCGTGCTGATACCCGATGATAAAATAGTCGAGGCAATACCTGCACCCGTCGTAAATGATCTTGATAAGGAATCTTCCAATGTGTAAGAAAGGTCAATACCTTCATTAGATAAGTCCAAACCACCTGCTTGAAACAGCGTGGTGATAGTGGCCGATAACGCCGCTTGCAAGTTATTCACCCCGGCATTAATCCCCCGCAATTCAGGGTATTCGGCGGCATGGATGTCTTTAAGCAGCTCGACAATGTTATCGGTGCTGTTGGATTGGCTGGTAGCATCGCCTAATACGGTTCCGGTGTCGGGGGAGGATTCAGGCGGCGCGGCAATGGTGCTGCCTGAGCTTGCCGCCGCATAACCCAATGCGGCCATTACCGCGATCATCGCGGCGACACCCGCAAAACCGCCCCAGCCGCTTTGGGCAAACATCGATGCCGCGCCTTCCGCCAATTTAACGCCCGTGGCGGCAACGGAAGCCGCCATCTCTTGGGCTTTCATGGCAATACTAACCACAGCCAAGCCCATTTCCACCGCATGAAACGCTTTGGCGGCCGCCGTTTTTTCACCAAACATCTGTGCGGACGCACCGGCGATTTGCCTCGCACCATCAATTTCAAGCGAGGTTTTTTCAACCGTCAGGCGTTGTTCTTCTTTGGAAAATTTAATGGCATTGGCGGCATAGATAGCGGCATTCTTGGTGTCGCGGGATGCCAGTAAGGAATTTTCAATTTGCTTTTTATTCAGTTCGGCAAGGGCTTTGGTGTTTTCATTGACAGAATCCGAATACTTGGCAAACGCCCCAACCAAGGTATTGATGCCGCCCAACGCCCCATCTAAAACCGTGCTGGACACATCGCCCAATTGCATCATGCTAGTTTTTGCCGAATCCAAGCTATTGACATAGCTATCGACCGATTGGCGGGTGGCGTCAATTTGGTTTTTCTGGGTTTCGAGGGCGGTGTTTTGGTCGAATTGCGCTAATAAAGCAGGGGTTCTATCCGGTTTGATACCGTCCTTTTTGAGGGTTTCGGCGTAATAATCACGAGCGGATAATGTTAGACGCTGATATTGGTCAATAAGGGAATCCATTGCCGATTTCGCTTTGTCATCGGCCTTTTTTTGTGCATCAAGGGCTAGATTACTATCCCATATTGCCAATGCCATAGCCTGCTGTGCAGCACCAAACCCCTTGGCGGCCAGTGTTGACGCATAATAACCGCGCTCCGATAGCGTCAGCTTGGCATGTTGATCGTTTAACGCTTGAATTTCACTGGCAACCCCTTTTTGTACGCTATCCGCGTGGCTTTTTGCAGAGCTTGCTGCTTTCTTATGCGAGGTAGCCTGCCCATCGACCGCTTTTGCAGCTACCTGATGGCTTTGTGCGGCTTGCAGAGCTTTTGCCTTAGTCTGTTCGGCAACCTCATTGGCTTGCTTTTGCTCATTAGCCAGCTTTTGGTAACCTACCGCAGCACCTTGTACCGCAGCGCTTAAATTGCCAATGTAATCGGTTGCAAACGCCCCTTTTAACTCGTTTTTTAAATCCACACTACCCGATACAACAGGCTTAAAGACAACGGATTTTGTCGATGAAAAACTAAAATCCCCTAAGGCCAGCCTCGCCACATCCCCCGCCGTTGCGCTAGCGTAGGCGGAAACATTGGCGATAGAATTTTGGATATTGCTGACAATGGTGGCGAAAATCACCCCAACGGAACGACCAACCCCGACAAACAAGGCAATAACGCCATTAGCCAACCCTTTAACTGATGCCAATATTTCATCACCGGAACCCACCCACCCCGTGACAATATCGGCGACCGCACCTAAACCCGCCTCTTTTAAAATAACCCACGCAGACATGATGCTATTTGAGGCGACAAACCACGCGCCTTGCACCAGTGAACTCGCAGATACATTGGTATCACCCACGGTAATCGCTGATTCGTTCAATTCGCGCAGGGCATCTAAAGCCGTTTTTGCACCGTCTAAAAAGGGAGCGACAACAAAGGTCACCGGCTGCTCGATGCTAGTGATTAACCGCGTCCAGCTATTGCCAATATCCGTTGATTTTGCATTGATGTTATTGGCGGTAGCGGCGGCGGCGCCGTCATAATCATGCAACGCCTTAACCAGCACATTAGCAAACATGTCGCTTGTGACTTTGCCATCATTGACTAATTTACGAAAACCGCCAGCACTTAAGCCAGCGGCTTTATCAAGACTTTGCAAAAGGCCAGGCAGGGGTTCAGTCACCTGGTTAAATTCTTCAGCCCGGACAATGCCGGATGATAAGCCTTGTGCTAAGCCGTAAAAAGTGCCGGAAAGCTGCTCGTTGCTTGCCCCCAATGCACTAGCCGCATTGTTCAGCCCTTCAAAAAGCCCTTGGGTTTGGGTGGCTGTAATAATGCCGGAGTTTTGCAGATTTCGAAGCTTGGCGTAACTGCCCGATAAGTCGTTAATGGACTTATGCTGATCGTCAGCCACTTGATTGACATACGCAACGGTTTGCGAATAATCGCCAGCCGTTGCGGTTAAGGTATGTAAGCGGGTATTTAAGTCTTGCACCGCCGCCGTGTCTTCAACAATACGATGGCCCAAGGTAAATAATGCAGCGACCGTCAAAAACGGAGCGATTGACGACGTGAGGGAACGGACAGAACCTGACAGATGATTGATATTGCCGCTAGCCGCAGTAGCCGCATTGCCCACGCCATGAATGCTCTGACCCACTTGGTTCAGCACTTGCACAGAGCCGTCCGCATTGACCCGTATCCGCAGTGCTAAATTCATGTCAGCCATTATTTCTTATCCTTGTTTTTGCGTTCGGCTTCGGCTTTATCGTAGGCGGCTTTGCGTTGTTCGTAGTAACCAAACATCGCGCCTTGTTCGATGGCTTTTATATCGTCAAACATCTCTAGTCGGGCAATTCGGCGAGGGTAATGCAAGGCCAGTACCGATAAAACAGCGGTGTAATCCAGCCCTGTCCTACCGTCAAACCCGACTCGCCACTGGGTTTCAAAACTGATAAAGTGGTTTAACGCGTCCCACCCGCACCACCACACTACAAAATCTTGTTTAATTTTGTCCCCATCTAACCAGTCGTAATACCAGTCTGGCATGTCTGGCTTGTTAACAACTTGGGTAATTCTCGGTAACGCTTTTACTTTGAAAAACTCGGCATCGGTTAAAGGCCGCTTGGTGTCACTGGGCGTCGGCTCTGGCGGTTTAGGCTCATGCGTCACCCAGTAATAGCCAGCGGCTATGAGTTTTTTTGCCGCGCCTTTTTAAAGGCTTCCGTAGTTTTTCCCGATTGCACAGCCAAAATACAATCAAAAATAGGATCGCGGAGCCAAGGAATTTGGATAACCGCTTCAACCTGTTTTTCGCCTGTCAATTTATTGCCTTCCACGTCCTCGACATCCAAATCAATGGCTTTAATCAAATGCTTGATAGTATCAATCGCTGGGGCTTTGGCTTCTTTGCGCTCATCATCAGATAACGGCTCATAATCCAAGCCCCTCGCCATTGCGAATTTCTCGCGTTGGCTCAATTCGCCAAGATAATCCCAGCGGTCAGTAATGGCGCGCCAATCTTCCTGATTCAGCACTTCCACTTCAACCGTAAATTTGTGTTCTTGGGTTTTGTCATTGTTCAGTGGTTCTATTGCCTTAACAGGCACAACGCGAGTTTCTTTTTTGCCGACTATAATCGCCATTTTCTTATCCTAAAAAACACTTTTGTTTATTAAAAACCCGCTTTAATGATGATCAAAGCGGGTTGTTGTTAATGGGGTAACCGCTATTGCAAAATCAATGCCCAATCATTGCCTTCTGCGGTGGGGACAAAAGTCAAATCCAAACCAACCATCGAAATACCGTCCTTAGCCGATTCACTCGGATTTTTTATCTGGACATTTTTGGACACCAACGCGATTTGGTTGCCGACGGGCCCGTGGGTAAATGCCAAGGTGGCTAAGTCGGCATTTTTAATTGAAGTTTGATAATCCCACTCACTCGGTAATGGCTTCCAAATAGATATATTGCCCTTAGCCTTGTGGTCTTTGATGTGGATCAGCTCCGCGCCGGGTTGGTCGATATGCACCAGTTCCACACCCAAATCCAGGGTGATTTTGTCCATCACCGCACCGGAATAATTGGCGATGGTCAGCCCTTGGGTATTGGCATAGTTGACGGGCAGCGGATCAACCCAAGCCGAATCGTCAAAATCAGGCAATGCCGCATCTTCAAAACGCTCCACCAAGCCTTGGTAAGACAACTTCATCATGGGGATAGCGCCGCTAGAAAAATCTAGCGTCGCGGTGCCACGCGCATAGGTGAATGAATGCAAAGCCCCGTCATCGTAGTAATAAATCGTCGCGCTAATACCGCCCGTGCTGACCGGATAATATTTAACATACGGGCTAAACACATACGCCGATGAAGCAGACGGCGCGCGGGTAAACGGATGGCTGACTTGCAAAGATTTCGTTGTGCCGTTGTAATCCAACCCTAAACGGGTTTCAGCGATTTTGTACGGCGTTGCGCTGGTGGTGACAAAGCGCAGGCTTTTGGCGAGCGTACATATCTGCGTTTCACCGTTAGAGGCGATGATTTTTTGCCGTTCAATAATTTTGTACGTGCTGGTAGAGGTCGGCTCAACAGTAAACGCTTTTAACGGTTTAACTTTTTTCGTGGTTTTGTCCCACGCGATGATCATTTGCGTTTCCGGCGGATTTGCCCCGGTTGTCACCTCGATAAAGCAGCCCCAAAGCTCCACCGCATTGGAAACCGACGCGGCCAAATGCACTTCTTTTTTAGTCGATGGATATTTGCTTGTATCGCGCAACGTGCCGGACAAATGCTCAATTAACACGAACATGTTTTTGTAATAATCATCTACCCGTCGCACAGTGTACGCAACCGCGCCTGGCGCAGTGGTAAACGCGACAGACACCGTCGCCTCTTTCGCCGTGCCATCATAATCAGTGATGATCCGCGCCTCGCCGCCGATCACCACGGTGTTGCCGACATATTCGCCGTCATCATCCGAGGCCGATGCGGCAAAATTTAAAATGGTGTCGGTGGACCCTGCCTGCAAAGTTCCGGCATGTTCGTTGTCGGCACTGCGTAATTTGAATACGTTTTTCGCAGTTGAGCCCGGTGCTTGTGCCGTGCCGGATTCAAAGGTCACGTCGATGGATAGCCCAAAATACGCATCATCGGTTGCCGATGCCAACGATGCTAATTTAATGGCATTGCGATTGCCGCCTTGCGCGGTCCCCAAGACGTAACTACCTGATGAGACTTTAGCCACCGAGCAACCCCGCAACAGCGCATCATACTGCGGCGCGGTGCCTTGCACCGGCACACCATCGGCATTGCCGCCAATCGCCAAAGCAACTTCCATCTCCAAGCTCGCCATAAAACTGGCAGCAACGGAAGAAGATGATCCGCCATAAGGCCGGATCGAATTGCGCTCGATTTCTTTCACTTCAAGCGGCTTAACCGTCAGCGATTCCAGCCGGACACAATTGGTTGAGGTTGGCACCGAATCCGTGCCGGGCGTCGATTCTTCTTTAATTAAAATAACTCTTTTACTTTCTGTGCGTGGCGTGGCCATTATTTACGCTCCTTTTCATCAGTTTTTTGGGAAGGCTTAACATCCTGCACGGCCCCGGTTTTTTTTTCGTCAACTGCGACAGCCTTTTTATGGTCAAGCTTCGCGGGTTTCGCCGCTAACTGCACCTGTGCCTGTGCCGCTGGCTCCTCGCCGACAAAATAATATTGGTCGGTCACTGGGTCATAAACCCCGTCCCGCCCGCTTTTTCGTAGTTCTTGTAAAGTCATGGTTATTGCCTTGAGCGGATATACCGCGTTGAATAATAAATTTCCTGCCAATAATGCAGGCCGTTCATTAGCATAATTAACCTGCCACTCGCATATTCCAGCGGGGATGCGTAATTATCAAATACATAACCAAGCAATAATTCCTGTAGTGCATGGCAACAATCTTCATTTTCGTCAGCGCTTGCTCCGCCTTTGGCATCGGCAACGCTGCGAGTAACCACCAGCAGCCCAATGTAATCTGTGCGAGCCTGATTAATAAACTGCGTGCCTGTCGTGTTGGGTTTTGCCGCATTACGCTCTCGAAAAACATAGCACCCAGGGGTGGCTACCCGACCAGACAAGATGGCTTTTAAATCCGCAGCACCGGCCACTTCTTTAAATGCCAAGCCAGCCCCAGCGACGGTTTCAATAATTTGGTTTTTTAACGAAAATGTTGGCATCAATCCCTCCCAAACACACTGGTGCTGGAGGTAACGCTGACAACCGCGTCCACTGTGTCCACTTGCCCGTCAGCGTCAACAATCGCTAGCTCGCGCTTTGCCATCATTGACAGCTGCTTTATCGCGCCGTCATAACGCTCTTTCACAATGTCAATCATTTGGTTGCTGTACAAAAAATAACGGGTGATGTCACAGGCTAAATCAACCACTTCACTGGCTAACAATGGCAAATCGCTTCTGCCACCTAGATAACGGTTAATCGTGCTATCAGCACGGGCAATCGCTTTATTGACAGTCACCTCATCAATGGCCGCGCTGCCGTCTTGGTCGGTCAGCTGGATTAATTCAGCCTCCCAACCTTCATCTAGCAAGTCTTGTAAAGTGCAATAGCTCATTTAGACTTTTTCTTTGCGCTTGATTTAGGCGCTATTGGTGGCTCTGTCCCTTCATCGCCACCTTCATTGCCACCTTCATTGCCACCTTCATTGCCACCTTCATTGCCACCTTCATTGCCACTTTCATCGCCATCTTGTTCCGCTAATTCCACAACTGCCAATTGCTCAGCCAAGCCATTAGGGACAGCGTCAAGGCCAATCACCTCACCCGCTTTAAACTGCAACGGGGTTGACGCGATATAAACGCCATCGGCCTGTTGGGTCAGCACATGCAGCCTCGATGCGGCCTGTTCGGGTGTTAAGCCTACCACCACCCCGCTAGGCAAGCGGAGGGTGTTTTGGGTTTGATAGTTTTGCATGGGCTTACACCAAGGTGGTTTGCACAGCACCCTGCCAACGGCCTAAACCGACATTGCGCCAAGTGTCCACGCCCAACTGGATCGCGTCATTGTCAAAAGCGTATTCACTGCTTTCGTCTTTGATTTTGACGGTAGGCTTAGTTTCTTCTTGGCGGATCAGCGGCTTGACGCTGCCATCGGTGCGGAAGGTCACAAACTTGTCCGTCCAGCCGCCGATAGTCAGGCGCGGGTTCACCACCATACTGATGTTCAAGCTATCCACGCTAACCGCACCCACGCCTGCCACACGCGGCATAGTCAACGCGGTTTCGGCGACATTCATCAACCCCACCGGCACCATCACAAGAAAGCTTTTGGCGGTTTCGTTAATCGGCTCGCCTTGGTCATCAACATAGGTGTACATTTTTGACACCGATTGGATAATGGCTTGCTGCATTTCTTCTGGGCTAGGCGCGGTCACCGTGCCATGCAAGGTTGCTGGCACTGCGGAAATATCCACCGTAATGGCATTGCTTTGGTTGCCGGACGCGCCTTCGTTATGAGCAGTATCAAAAAAATACTGGCCGTCATAGCA